ATAGAACTCAAGGATAAGCTGGTCAAAGTCGAGGTTGTCACGAATCCACTCGGCAAGCTCTGCATTTGGAACTCCAGGGACTTCGATATCAGCGGCTTCACCTTTGCAGTGCTGAGACTTACTAGATCCGCCAACAGCAGCATTAAGCTCAGGGGAGCGATAACCACTATTAAGCACAGTAGGACCAAAGTGATCTCGTACAGGTTGTACAACGTTTTCGAAAAGAGCGATGGCTGCATCTAAATGTTCTCCTTGTGGAGTGTTATCAATACCTTTGCGTTCAGCTGTTTGCGACTTAGTAAACTCAGCCATTGAAAAATTCTTACTTAACTTCATATTATCTCCTATAAAAAAGGGGTAGTAGTCTACCCCTCTATTTATCAGCCAAAAAACTCATCATATTCTTCTTGAGTATAAGGCCACATAACTAGTCCTTCTTAGAGACAAAAGAATACATTTCTTTCGCCTTCTCCATTAACTCTTCCATTGAGTACATTTTATAAACATCTTGTACTTCTTCAAGAGTTTTCTTTCCAGTTTCCAATGCCTTTTCTGCAAAGTTAACATTCATATGGTACTGTTGATCCATATAGTCTTTTGCTAGCTGAAGCATTTCAGTACGGATTTCAAATGGATTTTTGTTGGACATAATAGTCTCCTTTTCTGTGTGTGTATGCGTCTAATATAGACCTATATTTTGCATGTGCATCACCAAACGTTGTCAATAACGTTATCATAGCAACGAACAATAAATTGTTCTACATGCCTCCTTTGACTTTCCAGAGAATAGGGTTTGCAACCTCTCCTCTATCAAGCCGCTTTTGTCTTCGCTCCAGATCTATAATATCTGTTGCTTGTGACAAATACTCTTCTTCCCAGCGCTGCCGAGAATCTTTCTTAAAGTAGTTCTTTATCTTTGAGAGTAAGTTCACCAATTCTTCCCTCCTGTATTAGATGAAAGATGTAACTGAATTCTTCATTAGGATATTCTCTATGAATAACCCTTGCAGTTTCGAATTGCGCTTTAATTAAGCGAGCTTCTCCGACTGCGTTGAAGAACCATACGATTGGACTTACTACTTTACTCAGTACCTTCTTCAGTGAGAAGGTTGGATTGCGCATTTCTGGCAATCTGGTTGCTTGTGTTGTCATGTGTGACTCCTCGCGTATTTGAATTAATTTCGATAGTGCGAGGACGCATTTCTTCTGGGACGACTACCTCCAATTCAATGGCTAGGATACCGTCTGTTAGATCTGCTCCGTTTACCTGAACATATTCAGACAGTCTAAACGATTTAGCAAATTTCTTAGTAGAGATACTTTTATGAATATACTCTCTACCTCGATTTTCATGGTTTCCCTGTACCGTTAAAGAACGATCCTTTACCTCAATTTCTAATTCATTTCTAGAAAAACCAGCCACTGCTAACTCAATTAAGTAGTTAGTGTCGTCGACTTTTACGATATTGTGAGGGGGATAGTTATCGTTAGCATGTCTTGCTACACGATCAAGCTCATCAAATAAATGATCAAAGCCCACAAAGGCAGAACGAGGGAATAGTTGATTTACATTGCTTACTGTCATGATTGACCTCCTAATTAAAGCAAGGTTATGTTATAGACCCGGACTATCCAGCATCTATTATTATTATTTATAATATCTTTTTATGCAAAAGGCAACTTTATCTATTTCCAATATTATATTTTGGACATAGCTCCCATTCATTCTTTTCTTTAAAGGGGAGTATTTTAATAGTTCTTATAGGTGAGCACTTTAAATCTTTTTGATCTTTTACGATTCTTACCAAACCCCAATCACTAAGAAGAGTAGCAATAGTATTTCTTCTCATCAAATCTTCTTCTTCAAAGTTAGCTTTTTTACTATCTAGCATAAACAGCTCTTTAAAGTGAACGATAAAATATCGTCCTTGTTTGTGTAGAATATGACAAGATTGATAAAGCTTTTTATCTCTGCGAGAAGCTATTCCAATTCGTGTTAACGTTTCTTTTATCTTTAGAAAGTCATCCGGCTCATTTAAAGCGATTTCCAACATATCTTCTGGAGACCAACTTAGATATTTACTTTCTTCCACCTTTGCTCACCTTATTTCTTAATATTGTTATTTGTTCAGGTGATAGGAGCTTGATTGCTTGGCGGGCTTTTTCATTGCTATAGCCATAGTATTCTTTCACAACTTCCATATCACTTATAGTTTCAGGTTTCAACCACTTAGCGAATCTTTTTCGCTTACGAACAATATTTATAAGAAAGTGATATTGGAGTTTATTATCTAAATGATGATAGCGATTCATTTCGTTAGCTAGAAGAACGGTATCTTGAAAGTATGATAGAGATCGATTAATCAAAAACGGATTATAACTCTCTGTTTCCTCTATAATCTCTTTAGTAGTATTGATAGAGTTTAAATATTCAAATGGATTCATTTAAACTCCACACTACCCATTATTTCCGTCATACACGCTACTACGTTTAATTCATGATCAGCAACAAACGCGTTCTTATACTGATAGTCGGCCAGTAAGAGTACTAACCCCGGTATACTTTCCGGCTTGACATGATCTAGCATTCTATCGTAAATACCTCTAAAAATAGATACAGCGTCTGTATCGATATTATTAGTTACCCAGCCTCTCATCCTCTTAAAGTTTTTATCTTTGAGACATGAAAATAGATCATTAAAATTATCCGTAGCTAAATCTCTAGCGCTGAGATTACAAATACCTGATATACTAGCGCGCTGACACTCATTAATAACTCGACGCCAGTCAGGAGCATGCTTTACAATCAGCTCAGCTACAGCTGTCTTTTCATATTGAACACCTTCTGTATCAAGAATATGCTCCATTCTCTTCATGAAATCGCTAGCTAGTTTTGCCATCTCTTTCTTAGTAGTGTTAAATTCATAAACACCACAACGAGAATGTAACGGTTCAATAATCCTATTCTTAAAATTGCAAGTTAAAAGAAAACGACAGTTGTTAGCAAACTCCTCAATGAACCCGCGGAGAGCCGGCTGTGTTGATTGTGGATTAAGATAATCTGCTTCATCGAGTATGACAACTTTGTAACCTCCAGTTAGAGAAACACTAGAAGCAAATTGCTTAATTTTGCCTCGCAGAGTATCTATATTACCTTCTTCGGATCCGTTAATAATAATGTAGTCTAGTTCGAGTTCATTGCATAAAGCTCGAGCCACCGTAGTCTTTCCAAGACCAGCTGTACCGGTAAGAAGCATATTAGGCATCTCACCGGCGACTACTATATCACTAAATGTCTTTAGAAGATTCTCTGGTAGTATACATTCTTTAACTGACCGCGGACGGTACTTCTCAACCCAGAGAAAATCTTTCGACATTTACTCTCCTTCTTCGTCTTGAATACGCTGATGCTCATCTGCTTGTTGAATAAGATGAACGCATTGATCTCGTAGCTGGCCAATCGTAGTAAGTTCCTCTCCTTTGAAGCCTCCGCGTTGTGTGATAGTATCAATCACAGCTACTACACTGCGAGATACTCGATTAGCTAGATCATAAAATTCATTATGTTGTTCAGACATATTACTCTCCGTATGTTGATGTTTTCTCTAATGCTACCCAGTAGGTAAGATCTTTTTCCATGTGAACGAATTCACTAATTAACTTAGATGATATTCTAACTTTATAATCGCCAGGAATCAACTTAAGATTAGCGATATTTAGTATAAAATTAAAGTTATCATTTTCGTATGAACCGTCTACATCAATAGAATAAGAATTAGATGTAGAGTTTTCATTATCTAACACAGTTAATCGGATTGCTCCATTATTACCTGTAATTGATACTTGTGAATGCTTTAAAGCAGCCGATGCTCTCTTTAGATTAGCTAATGCACCTTGGTCTAAAGTAAAATTAACTTCCGGTGAAGGCATATCGATAGGTTTAGTGGGACTAGTTAAATTATCAGTATCAGAATAGAAATACTTAATCTCCGCTCTTCCTGATTGATCACTAATAGCCATAGAATGATCTTCAAACTTAATTCGAGGCTCATTTACTAAATCTAATACACTAAGAAATTCATTTAAATCATAGATACCAAACTGATGATCAAACTCTTCTGTAACATTAGCTGAAGCAAGTACGTTACGAGCCTCTGAAACTGTCATAATAGTATGACCTGGTTTAATAACTACGTTTTGGTTAATAGTCGCAAAGTTCTTTAATACTTGCGATGTGAATGGAGACAGTTCCATAATATCCTCATTTAATCTTACTAAAGTTTCTATCTTTGACAAATTCTATTTTAGACTCAAACTTACCGTCAAGCAAGTCACCTTTGTGAGAAATTACAAAAACATTTGTCTGATCATCTAAAGTATAGAGTATCTTCATCAGGTTTTCAACTCCATCATGATCTAAAGATGAGTCAAAGGTCTCATCAAGAATAAGCAAATTAGTAGCTACACTATTCTTCATTTTAGCTACCATTCGCCAGGTAAACAGCAACGCTAGGTCAATACGTTGTTTTTCTCCTTCAGAAAAAGATTCATAGGTAAAGTCATCGCGATGCCTAGATCGTATTGCTTCTTGAAAAGAATCGTCTAAGTTGAACGATACAAAGAAATCTAATACTTGTAAATACTGATTAACAAATTTGTTAATGATAGGTATATACTGTTTTACAATTTTTGTCTTAATACCTGTATCTTTTAACATCTCTCCAACTACCTCATTATAAGCGCGCTGGTCCGTTAGATTAAGCCTGCTCTCTGTAAGGCTAGCTTTGTCCGAAAGGTAGGATTGAAGTTTTGATTCGGCTTCTTGGTAATCTCCTTCTCCTGCTGTGAGAGAGGCAAGATCGTTCTTCTTAGTATTAACTTGTCCTTGAAGCCTCTGTACCGTTGTATTGTTAGTGAGTAACTGATGCTGTTTGTCTTTGACAGTCTCTTGTGCTTGAATGGCGACTGTAATATCTGATTCCAGAGCAGCTGCTCCTTTAGACAATACTTCGAGGTCTTCATTAATTGTCTTGGCTTTTTCAGTAGCAGCTTTGCGCTTCTGATCCCTAAGGTCATCACTGATATCTTGGGAACATGTTGGACATGTACTGTTCTTTTCAAAGAACTTCGTCTCATTAACAATGTTTTTGACTTGAGCTTGAAGCTCATGCTTCTTTTCTCTTCCTGACGCTTCCGCTTTTCGTAGATGTTCAAGGGTCGATAAGACGCTCTCCTGATGTTCTTGGATATATTCACCGAGTGTGACGTTCTCTGACGTAAGAGTCTCAATTTCACTTTCAAGTGAGGAAACCTCATCTTTGATCTGGTTAATACGATCATTGTTAATAGCCTTTACATCTTTAATATAACTCTTCTGAGTTTCTATTTTATTCTGAACAATATCCATTTTATAAGAGTTATCTTTTAGACTTTCTTTTAAAATAGCGCTCTTTTCCTTAAGAATAGTATTCATTTTAGAGAAAATATTAATATCTAATAGATCCTCAATAACCTCTCGTCTATGTCCGGCTGGCAGTTGCATAAATGGAATAAATGATGAAGATCCTAAGACCACTATTTGATGAAAGGATTTATGATTGAGTTTTATAATATTTTGCTCTAGAATCTTCTGATATTCTTTGGAGTGCGATGATTGATTAATCATCGTATCGCCTTTCCATATCTCAAATACGTTCGGTTTAATCCCTCTTACTACTTTCCAGTTATTACCAGATACATTAAACTCTACTTCTACCACACAGCCTTTTTTATTAATACTGTTGACTAATTGAGGCTTGGCAATATTACGATGACCTTTCCCAAACAATGCAAAGGACAATGCATCTAGCATGGTTGACTTACCAGCTCCGTTCTGACCTACAACTAAAGTTGTCTTACTTTTTAAGAAGTCTACTTCAGTAAAATTATTACCTGTTGATAAGAAATTCTTCCACCGAAGCTTTTTAAATGTTATCATTTATGATACTCTTCAAATATCTCTATCACGCGCTCTCTCAAGTCTAATGTTGAGCCTAAAAACTCTTGACAAAAACCTTCATCATTACCAATCAATATACAGTATTGAGGTATTATTATATTATACATTTCTTCTACCATCAAGGCATAAGTTGTACATTGTAGCTTATAATTATCAATCCACTCTTCACGCTTAGGTTTTCTTGATGTTTTAAAATCTAAAATGGTGGGGGTATTATTATAAACACAAAGAAGATCCGCTGTACCAGCTGCCTTAAGTTCATTAGAGTATAACGGGATTTCAATACCAAGTATATTGCTAACATTCTCTACAAGAAAAGGTTCTATGGTTTTGAACATGGCAATGTTATGAGGCATTTGTTTATGAAGATAGTCAGTTTTATTTAAAACAAAATTTTCTAATATATTATGAACCGCTGTACCCCTATTAGACGCTCTAGTGGTGATAGCAGTCGCCTCTTGTTCACCAACTCTCTTTCTCCATTCTAAAATAGCATCTTTATTGAGCTGGCCTAAAACAGTAGTAACAGATGGATAAGAATTACCTTCATCAGTAACGTATACTCTGCCTGTATCGCTAGTCTTTCTTTCTAACTTTTTAATTTCCAATAGATCATGATTAAACATTATTTAAATCCAACGCTCATAGTTTCCCTTAGTTCTTCAAGACGAACACAATTGTAGCAATCTTCATTATACCAAGATTGACAACCATGTACAATGGTAGCACGAGGATGCTTAACTGAGTAACTATAGCAGAATGGACAAATATAATTCTCTTTGCTATCTTCCTGTTCTGGATCCAGATTAGTTAATCTAGATTTGTTCCAAATATTTAAATTGCGTTGTGATAGTTTTAGATTATCACTATCGAGATCCATTATACTATTTCCAAAGACTGAGCCTCAATCATTAGATCATGCATTTCCTTTTTGATCCTGTCTTTATCAAGATCAGTTTCTACGTTTTCAACATAAGTATTCAATAATTGCTGCGTATCTTCTACTTCAATATTCTCGTCAGATACATTTTCTCCAGTAAATTCCTGGAAGTTCTCAGCAATCTTCAGCTCGTGAATATTTTTACTCTGTATGCGATCAATAAAACGATCAAACACAAACGTATCCGATTTGTTGATTACTACTACTTTTACAAATTTCTCATCGATATCAGACAAGTCATATTGCAGATAATCTGTCTTAGTATCATCATACAGAATCTTTTTAAATATTATATGAGGGTTGCGTACAGAAGTCAACTCCTTTGTATCTGTGTCTAATACATGAAAGTATTTTGGATCATCAGCATCACTCCAGAAGAATTCCATTTGCGATCCTAGATAGGAAATATTACCTTTGGTAGACTTAGTATGAAAATGACCTGAGTACACCGCATCGAACTTAGAAAATATATCCTGACTGATACCGTCATGACATGGAATACCTCGCTGCATCTCAAAACCATCGATCTCGAAATGACCTGCTAAGATAGGAGCGGTAGTAGATTTCATAAAATCTAATATCTTTTTCTCATTATCAGGTGCAATCCAAGGGACTAAAGCGAGATGCAAACCATCGTAATCCATTACAGTTGGATCCATTACGATGTTGACTTCATTCATATAGTGACCGAGCAGTTCTTTGAGGCTATTTAACTCATTAGTGTTTTTAAAATACGTATCGTGATTACCTGGGATAATATCCATAGTAATGCCGTACTCACGAAGTTTATTCAAGAACATCATACGATTGGCATGGAGAGCTTTGAAGTTAATAAACTTACGATGATCATAATAGTCCCCTAGATGAAGAATATGTTTGATATCGTTTTCTAGGAGATACGGGAAGAAACAATCTCTGTAGAACTTTTCTTGATAATCAATAAAGATATCCGCAGAATTCCGGATACCACAATGGGTATCATTCAATATAGCTATTTTCATTAAATAAAGTCTCTTAGATCTGAATCTACATATACAGCGCGTTTAGATCTTTTTTCCTTTTTACTGTAATCGTCTACAGCCTTGTCTCTTTGCTTAACACTATCGATTCTATCCTTTAGTGTGTCTACAAATGTCTGTACTACTTGCTGAGATGGTAAATTATCCGAAGCGCCTGTAATATAGTCTTCAATACCAGACTCAGATAGATATTTCAATTTAATATCTTGCTGCTTTTTCTCTTTAGCAATTCGTCGTAAGAAAGCATACCAGGAGATCTGAGTAAAGTATGCAAATGCGTTCGGCTTACCTGTCCTTGTAGCTACTTCCAGGTTATAATTATCGATTGCTTTTAGACAGTTCTCGACTGCATCCATTACCATTTCTTCACGATAGGTATATCTGATAAAATTAGACTTATGGGATAATCCCTCTGCAATTCTAAGAAAGCATTCGGCTATATAGTCAGTTACGATAGGTAAAGAATCTTCTCTCTCCCTAGCCTCATTTAAACCTCTCACATACTCAACAACCGCCGCCGAAAAATCAGCATTGTTGACATAATGAATACTTTCTCTTTTAGACATAGTCCCTCACTTCTTAATTTATATAATATAATAATAACAATTTAGTAAAATATCCACTAAAAAAAACAGTTGCATTCTCAGGGTTTAGATAGTAAAATCATAGCGTTAGGTGAGCCGGGGAATATATTAATGTACTGTAATGAGCTGGGCTTCTGCTGAGTCGAAATCAAGGGCGAGATTATCTATATTATCCATAAGATCATCTGCAGTGTCCATTTCATAAGCACTAGCTAATTCATCACAAATCATTTTATATTGATCAATCATGATATTAGAAGGATCTGCTTCACCAACAATATGTATAGAATTAACCATCTGAACATCTTCAAATTTAAACTGGGTCAGCATCCACGGGCGGAAAGAGTAATATCTAATATCTTCTTCATCACTAACTGGGACTAACTTCATAGATTTTCTCACAATAATATTAGAGTTATCTTCAGTGTCCCACTCTACCACTTCACAGATGATTTCTTCACCATTAGCTAATTTAAAATGTCTGTATTCTGGTGCACTCATTGTAATTCTACCTTTATAGTTTTATAATCAAAGCGTTCTTTAGAATATATTTTTATTCTTTCTCCAGAATGAAGTAATGTAAAATTCTTTCTTGATTTCCAATGAAGATCATCTGCTAGGTCGAATAAATGTGTAGTCGATCCATCATCTGATTTTCTTAATCCTCTACCAATCGATTGTAATACTTTAATCTGAGACTTGGAAGGGGAAGCAAAAATGATATTGTGTAGATTTTTAATATTTATACCTGTACTAAATGTACCGAGTGAAGCTATGATGATAGCATCATTCTGCGTTTCTACGATTTTACGAATCGCTTCTCTATCTCCGGTATCCACACCACCATGAACAAAAAATACCTTTCTGTCTTCATGTACACTATCTTTGATCATATCATACAGTATTTTGCCGTGATTATCTACATACTGGAATAAAACTAGAGTGTTACCCTTTTGCTTTATAGCTAGATTGCGTTCTCCGAATATTCTAGTAACAGTACAGTGATATCTAATGGGGCTAAAGTATCATTGTCTTGAAGGTCTCTGGTAGTGGTAACTTGATATACAGGACCAAACAGCCCTTCTAATACTAGCTGATGAGTCTGAGTTCCGTCTAAAGTACCAGTAGTACCGAATCTATATTCCGCTTCTGTAGCTTTGTTCATAATAGAAGACAGAGACTTAGACTTAAACCCATGACACTCATCACCAAGAATCATACCAAACTGCTCAAACCATCTCTTAGGAAGTTTATATATGGATTGCCACGTAGAAATAATAACTCGTTTATCTGTGTTCTTATCATGACCTGAGTAAATCTTATGAACAGCTTTCTCCACTAGCATACCATAATCTTTAAAGTCTGTATACATCTGCTCAACTAGAGATGTGGTAGGTACGATAACTAATACTCTCTTTTCACTGTTAAGCATACTCATATAATACTTCATTAGAAGATATATGATAAACGATTTACCGGATCCGGTAGGGGATAATAGAATAGCTCTTTTATTCTTCAGCCCGTGTAATATAGCATCGTTCTGATAATCGCGCGGTTGGAATGGAAGAAAAGATGCTTTGAGAAACGCCTCGTATTCTGATAAGACTACTTCGTTTTTATCATTAGGTAAACCATAATCAGAAGAATTTACTTCTATAGTATATGCGCGCTCTTCACAGAACTTCTTAACATAATCAAACAGACCTGTATTTAATTCACCTGTTAGTGTATTGAATAAGCGAATCTTACCATCCCATACTCTATTCTTATACGCTGGCATATATTTGTAGCCGGGTACAAAGAACGAAAAGTAGTCTGACAGTTCTGCTGCGACTCCTCTGTCACAGCTAATACCCATCATACTATAATTTCTGAGATGTATCTTTAAATCAGCCACCTTCTTGGAATTGTCTCCACCGAATCATATTGTTAATATTTTGATGTCGCCATTTGATGTTATCTATAATGCTCGTAAGTGCTTCGATTACTGACTTCCAATATTGTACCAGTTCTTCTGATTTTTGTATCTCTGGATCAGAGTCATAATAATAATCCATTTCTCCCTTCATGACCTTGAGTCCGTTAAAAGGGTCAGGATCCCAATCTCTTTCTAAAATCTCTTCTTGAGACATTTTACCGTTATAATAAAGCCATTTATCTTTCAATAGAGACTTTTGCTTCATCTCGCTTCTTTTTAATCGTAATCTAGCATTCACTAAGATATCTAAATACTTAGCGTGAAGCTTTGGAGTCTCCCTAGACGCTTTATCTAAATGATGCTCATCAATCACACAATCCTCTTTCCACATACTGAGGATATTTTCCAATTCTGTCATAATAATCTCTATAAGTTAGCTCAATATTTCAAAATAACTAAATCTAAACGCTACAGGAAAGATAAGATATTCTACATCACCAGATGTCGCTTCAAAACTGACATCACCGAGCAAAGTAGGTACACAATCTACATATTTTAATTGTTTGGTAGGGTTATTATGGCTGCTTAATACCGATACAGTAATATCAGCTGAGGTAGGAGGAGCTGTTTCAGTTCTATCGAAAGGAGATGTTTCGTTAGTTTCTACAAGACGTCTCATCCAGTTATACATCTCAACATAAGCATTTAGATCTTCGTCAATTATTATGTTAGCTGATAATTCACTAAATTGCAATTTATCTCCTGCAAAAGGTATAGATCCAATACGTTTATATGGTACTTCAACAGCTGACAAAGTCATAGCTGGATGTAAAACACTCTGAGCAAAAAACTCTAGGTTTGCGTAGTGTTGCCTATCTATCGTTATCCTAAACGCAGTAGGTTGTAACAAATTTACAGTAGATAAGCCAGAAGAACTAGATGTAGTATCTAATGATGTGGTTACATTAGGATTAAGGATTGCCATTTAGTGTATATCCTGTTGAGATCATAATACTATTTATCTGCTAGAGAACCCTTGTTTTCGTAGGTTTTATTTACTATAATGTAATCATGATAGTAGATATTGTAAATCCAGTTAAAAACGCAGAGACCATCGAAGATGCAATTTATTTCTTCGCTAGCGTCTTACTTCATAAAAGAACCCTAGACAAGCTCTGTATCGATTTAGAGTTTGAAGATTTAGGAGAAGACCACGGCTTCTGTGAGAAGACAGATGATTTTGATTACACTGTTACTATTAATCAGAATCTTAGCTTAAAGAGTATGCTTAGAACTATAGCTCACGAGATGGTTCATGTTAAGCAGCATGCTAAGAAAGAATTGAAAGATAGTAATGGTGCTATTATCTGGAAGAAAAAGCTTTACAGAGATTACAACTACTTTGAAGCTCCTTGGGAAGTAGAAGCATATAGCATGGAAGATGATTTGCTTGAGCTTTACATAAAAGAAGGGGCTCCGAAGAGCCCCTGAATCAAAGGAGAAACATTATTATTATTGTATTCAGAATTACGCCATAATATTGTCGACGCGGAAGATTCTGTAATACTGGTTAGTCTTAACAGTTGCGAGACCATCTGATGGAGTAGATCCAACGAATGGATTAGACACCATACCATAACGAGTCTTGAACCCGATACGTGGCTGGAAGTCGTTCTCGCCAACTGCACGAACCATTGTTAATGGAACGTATGGGCAATAGAATACACCAGCGTCATAAGGATTAGAACCCTTATAACCAACTGTAACGTAATCTGTCTGCGCATATGGATCGATGTAAACACGAATACGACCATTCAAGGTACCAGCAAATGTATTACCTGTGTCATCGACATTCAGGTTAGTTGCCATTGCAGGAGCGTAGTCAAGCATACCAGAAGCTGCAAGAGCTGTAGCAACATCTGAAGAACAGATGATGAAGTTACCCTTACCTCTACGAGTTTCTTTAGCAATAACGTTTGCTTCACGATCCAACTGAACAATCAAGCCCTTGAACTTTTCAACTGACCAACGACCGTCTGCATCAGTAGACATATCGAAGATACCGTTGATAGCTGTAGAAGCTTGAAGAGCACCTGTCTTAGCTTGTGAGTTGATAGTACGGACAACTTCACGATTGATCTCAGCCAAGATTTCTGTAGACAGAATGTTTGCAAGTTCTGTCTCAGCGTCCAAACCATGGATCGCTTTCAAATCTTGAGCAAGTTCAAGAGTGTAATCCGCCTTCAACGCACGAGTCTTAGCAGTAACTGTCTGCTTCTCGATTGTGAAGCCCATTTGATTAAATGAACTATTGCCTGTTCCACCAAGGTTCTCACCCTGAGTAGTAGACATTCCACCTGCAAAGAGGCTTGTATTTCTTTCTGAGTCGATTGAAGAATCGCCAGAAGTATCACCAGCACCAGCTGAGTCAGCAGTAGCGAAACCTGATACATCATCAGAATCGTGAGTACCAGCAGAATCACCAGAGAAACGAGTTTCAGCTTCGTTGAAGAGAGCTTCACGAGCAGATGTAGAACCTGAACCGTAACGCGACTTCATTGCGAAGATAAGACCAGTAGGACCAGTCATTGGCTGAACACCACATACATCATATGCAATCATGTTAGGCATTGCACGACGAACGAGTGAGATAAGAACTGGATCCCAGTTGTTCACACCTGAAGTGTTATTAGCTACATCAGCTTCTGTCAAGAAGCTGTTTTGAGAGCGCTCTTCGCGAAGAGCTTTTTCTGTGTTCTCAAGAACAACCGCAGTTACTGACTTACGGTGTGAATCTTGAATGGTACCAGCTGTCTCTTCATTGAGAACTGGTGACCACTTTTTGACCAGATGATCATATGATTCCATTTTGGAACTCCTTAAATATTACTATTTTTTCTTATGGCTGTTAGATACGCTGACATTACATCTGAATGCTCTTCTTCTTGAGAATCATCTTCTTCTGTAATTTCACCAGCATACTCTTGAGTCTTCTTAGAGAAATATGATTCTTTGACTGTTTCTACTTTCTTAGCAAAAGTATCCTCGTCAACAAAATCGATATTTTCAACTAAGCTGCTCAGCTTTTCTACTTGAGTTTCAGCCAGGTCGCGAGACGCTTCACGAATGATAGCTTCGCGCTTGTATGCTTCTAACTCTTCTTGTAGAGAGAGTGATCTAGCTGTTGTAGAGTTGATTTGCTCTTCGAGCTCTTCAACTTGTGTAGCCAGGTCATCTACTAGGTCAACTTTGGATTCTGGTACTTCGATGTAAGACTCAGTGAAGAGCTCTTTCAAGCTATTCATAAATCCTTCAGCGATATCAGTACGCAAGCCTTGCTCGATAGCCAGCTTGTTTTCTTCCATCCAATTTTCAACTACGTAGTTAAGGTATGAATCGACTTTTTCTACTAATTCATCACGAGTAGTTTGAAGCTCTTCATCCAACTTAGTGTTGTAAGCTTCTTCTAAACGATCGATTTCAGTAGCAATTTTAGACTTTACTGCGGCTTCGAAAATGATAGCAGTCTTCTCTTTAAATTCTTCTGAGAGAGTTGCTTCGCTTTCCACCAAAGCATTCAGATCATCAGAGAAATCATACTCTGCATCTTCTTGCTGAGGTGCCTTTACAGGTGCACCTAGTGCAGCAGGCTCATCCTTACCTTCCTTGTCACCTTTGCGCTTAGGAGCTTTCTTGGTGACTTCGCCAGCCTTATCAGCAGCTGCTACTGATTGGGCTTCGGCGTTTTTAGGATCGTGCGTTTGTTTTTCCACGATTTCGTCGTTCTCAACTTCATCGTGGAGCTCAACGTCTTGATCCCAGTTTTGATCTTCAGACATGCTTGTCTCCTTACATGTTATCACCATCATCGCGCCGTTACGATTCTCAAGAGATCCCATACCACGAGTTGAAACGCCAACCCTTACACCACCGTCGAGCAAACCTTTTACAATTTGACCATTAGGAGTATCCAGGATTTTGGCTTTTCCTATCACATTATCACCGTCCCAATTTAGTTCAGTGATAAGATGCGATACTTTATCTAAGTTTACAGTTGGTCCATCTGGATGATTCAGTTCACCAACTGCACGCTTAGTTTTTACTTGTTCAGTGACATATTTGTCAACTGCTTTTTCCATGACAGCTCTAGGATAGACTCTGCCATTTCTATTCTTTTGCTCAGCTTGTGCAAACACACCCTCAATAAAGTGGTTCTTTCCACCACCTTCTCTAGCCTCAGTAACCACTTCAAGGTCCTGTTCGATGTATTCTGCAATAAGCTTCATTCTATTTTTTCCTTAATTGAAAAAATTCATCTATTTTAATATTTCTGGTATTATTTATAATAAAAAGTTTTTCGAACTAAGAATTAATCGTCTTCTTCATAATCAATTTCTTGATCTAATTCATCAAGCTCTTCATCGCTGATATCAAAGTCTTCTTCTTCATCTTCAGGCTCTTCTATACCGTTAAAGACTCTGTCAGCTACTTCCATTCTTTCCTGCTCTAAAGCATCAGCAATTTTGTCACCTAGAATTTCTGAAAACAGAGGACCTGCCTTAGAAAAATCTTGATCTATAATTTGATTAACGAGTTCATCCGTTTGACTTACAATCGGCTCATCAACTGGCTCGGTTACTTCTACTTCAGTTTCTATATCTTCCATTGTACTTCCTCTTATTGAGTTTCATCATCATTTTGTATATCCCCAGATCTTTGCTCATCATCGATCTGCTTCTTCATTTTATCAATATCATCATCACCCATGTTTAAAATATTCTTCATTACCCACTCTTTAGAGAAGAATTCTCCAACATAGTTCTGCACTTGATCCAGAGTTTGTAGTTTTTCTCTCATTAACTCTGAATCTTTTAATTCTGTAAAGTGATTATCTCTAAGAAAATCTACTTTGACATTATTCTTCCACTGTTCCCAATCATCTTCAGTTATAATTCCTTTTAGTATTAACTGCTTTTTAAGAATACCATAGAAGAGATTACTGAATCTATTTCTTAGTCTATCAATAAATTTTTGGAATTTAACTTCATCTCTTGTAATCTCAGTAGATCTTCCTAAACTAAATTGAGCTTCTTGCTCTAAGCGATTAACAGGAACGTTGAGCGAGCGGTAGAGCCGCTTTTGAAAGTATACGATGTCATCGATTTGCCCGAGGTTCTCCCCTCCGGGTAACGTCGAGATCTCAGTTCCGCGTCCACCTTCTCTACGCGGTAGCCAGAAGTCTTCCAACATAGACATGTGTTTACGATCATCTTTGATTGCTCCTGTATTAGCATCATATACAAGTTTATTTCTATACTTGGTCATAATATCTTTCATATATTGTTCAGCCTTACCTCTTGGTAAGTTACCAACGTCAATATAGAAGATACGTCTTTCAGGTGCTCTAGCTAGACGATAGATGACTAAGGAGTCTTCCATCATCCTTAGCTGATTAATAGGTTTTAAAGCTTTGTGTAAGAAAGATACTACTCTCTTTCTTTCGTGATCTAATAAACCAGAAGTAACGTAGCTTACAGAATCAGAAGCCAGCTTGATACCTGAATTCATTTGACCTGGTTTTTCTTGATAGATGAAGAACTCATCTACTTTCTCAATAAGGTTGGCACCAGTAGTAGGATCTTTTTTCTTTTTTATCTCTTTGACTTTTCTAATCTTAGCAGCATCAATAGGTCTGATCTCTTGAATACCAGCTTTAAGATTTTTTTCATCTACAACTAAATGGTGGTATATTCTTCCATCGATATACCATCTTCGGAAGATATCATGCCCTAAATCCGAAAAGCTAAGCATGGCTAAAACACCATTAAATTCTTCTTGAACCTGCTTTTTAAGATTATCACTAATACCTTCTACTTTATCTAAAACTAGATTTACTCCAGATTCATCTTCAGAAGAAGTAATGGATTCATTTACAATCTCTTCAATAGCCATATCGACTTCTGGGTGCATAGAAACAGCACGATATTGTCTAATAAGAGTTTGATTATCTTTAGAGTGCTCTCCATCTATATTAACGTATGTACCGTAATGAGCTCCTGCTGCGGTTACATATCCAGAACCGTCATCATCTCTAGGAGGTACGATAGATGGTAACTCTTTATCGTTTCGTCTATTTGCTCGCTTAATCTCGAAACCAAAGAGTTTTAAGCTACTATTTGCATCAGCCATAATTTTACCTTAAAAAATAGGGGCAGAAAAAGTCTACCCCTATATTTATCACTATCATTAAGTAGTGGTATTTGCATCCCAGTATTGAACTTGGAATGAAACCCCGAACTCTTCAACTACATCTGTATTTTCATAGTTAAGAGCAATAGCTTCTACGGCTGTTGGGAAACAACCTCGGAAGTTATACGTCTTAACTGTAGCACCGCTCTTATCGAGTTGCTCTACAGTAAGGTCAGCTTCATAATCTACTGGATTAGCTAATCCAGTGTTAGCTGAATGAGCATTAATGCCGTTCATCCAACGCTCCATAGAGTTTCGAACATTGAAGTCTGTATCATTAATAATGATAACATCCCAAGTATCAAATGTTCTATCTCCAGCCATTTTAAGCTGACGACCTCTAAAAGGAACAATGATTGTTCCAGTGTTAGATGCTGGTAATACTGCTGCCTTACATAAGAATGAAGTCAGCTCAACATCACCGTTAGCATACGTGGGAAAATTGATGGTCGCTTTGAACAGATTTGGTCTAGCGCCACCACCCCTGAGCTTTGATTTAAAATCATCTACTCCAAGAATAGCCATTTAATTAT